TGCATAATCTGGCAGAATTCATAGAAATTAAGAATGAGAATGATAAATTGATTTTAAGTTGTCAGGGCGAGTTTTGTTGTCAGGAGACGATATTAGGAACTGAAAAATCTCAAAATATCAATTTGAGGAAAAATGATGTTGTTTGTGGAACGAAGGAGGTTATTCAAGGGGTTTTTAGTTTAAAATATTTAAGTATCTTCACGAAATGCACGAATTTATCCTCATCCGTAGAGATTTATTTAAAAAATGCTTATCCAATCATCCTCCAATATTCCATAGCATCTATGGGAAATGTTAGATTATGTTTAGCTCAAAAGAACGAGGATTAAGTGAGGATAGAAGAGGTTTTAATTCCTTTTCAAGAATATCTTTTTTAATATAGGTTATATGGTCGTTTTCGAGATAATTAGAGATGATATGAATGATGGTTTGATTAAAAGGATTAGGGTCATCAACATCAATCTTTTTAGTTTTAAGATGGATATTCATTTTATTTTTATTAGATATATCATTTGATATTTGAATATAGAAACGGAAATTATAGATATAATCATAATTATCGAAAATAGGATGTTTATTTAATTTAATCTCATAATTTATGGAATTATTATCAAATGTTTCTGTAATTAAATAAGAAATATCATTATCTTCTTTGAAGATTTCATTAAAAAGTTCTTTGAGGATTGGAAGAAATTCGTAAATATGATTAAAAGGACATTTCTTAATTATATTTCTTTTCGTAGAATTTATGATATTTAAATCGTATTTATCCAAATGAAAAAGTGTTTCGATGATTGCCGAATTATTTATAATAATTGAATAAAGGTCTTTTGTCATTTATATAAATTAAAAAAGAAATATTTATATATAATCTATATGCGATTTATACATAAGTGTTGAATAAGATGGTAAATTAAAATCATAATTATCCTTATTAATATTTTGATTAGATTTAATCCAAATCCTAATAATATGATAATTCTTCTTTGGACTTATCGAAATCCCATTAATATTCGTCGAAATTAAATCATCCTTCCCTAATGTCTCGCCGAGAATTGATGAAGTAATCTCAAATAATTTCTCCAAAACATCTTCCTTATTTATCTTCAACGAAAAACAACCACCATTTTTATTATTCTCATCCTCCCATCTAGGAGTTATATGTTCCCTCATTATAAAAAACATTCCCCTCGTCCATAATTCATCAAAAGACTTAAAGACATTTATATAATCTTCGATACTACTAATGGTCGTTATGAATTTATATGAATTTGCCTCCCAATTCATATCATATGGGTCGTGAAAATAAAGAGACCAAACATCATTTAAATAATTGTCATCCATTATTAATTAAGATAGATTAATCTTTTTATATAAATTAAAGAAAAAATGATTTAAATTTAATCAAGAATTTTTATAAATGTCTTTGGAAGATTTTGGTGAAGATATTAAAGAGTTGATGGATGAAGGTTATACATTTATGATATTTCCAACCAAATATTTCCATTTTGAAAGAAATATTGAAATATCTATGGACGATTTTATAAGATATATTCAAGATAAGTATGATATTTCATTTTACAAAAGAAAAGAAAATTATTTTATATTTGAAATCTATGGTGGTTATTTAATGCTAAATTGTATTTATAAAAACGGTCTATCAAGTATCACTATGGTTAAATTTGATTATGAAAACCAAATTGGAGAAGCTGAAAGATATATATAAGAATTATTCGAGATTATAATTTAATTTATGATTTTTGTTTTTATCATTATTTCACTTGCATTTGTGAATTTTTTTAATTATAAGAGATTAAAGATGGAAAGTGATAAATGTAATGAATTGGAGAGCGAAGTTATAGAATATAGGAAGATTAAGAGAAAAATGAATAAATGGCGTCAATCGCAAGATAAAATCATCCAAATTTTAGATAATGGTCTTATACGATTAAGAGAATTGCGATTGAAACGAATTGAGAAAAAATACATTTGTTTTAAATGATTTGAAAAAGAAAAAAAGAATGATTTTATGAATAAATAAAGATTTTATCCTCATTCTAGATGACGACAACTGTGAAGGTTTGTAATTTCTCTTGCTCGTGTGTTCGTGATGATTGCTCTTTCAAGCATCGTATCGATGACCCTGAACTTCGTAAGGAGTTTAAGGAAGTTGTTGAGGCGAAGTTCGATAAGGCACTTCATAACGAGACCGACCCTGATGGAATTAGACACCTTCCTTGTATCCACGGATTTCTCTGTAATAAGGAATTCTGCGGTTTCAAGCACAGATGTTCTATCGCTGGAAGGAGGATTATCCAGAAGGAATGGTTCGCTCTTCATCCTCGTCCTCAACGCAAGCAACTTACTAGCGATGATGCCGAACAGTTGAAGAAGTTGATTGAGCGTTATGATATGAGTGATGAAGAAGGTGAATTGATTGAACTCTTCTCAAAACTCATCAAGCGTTCTTCGTGATTTTTTTTGTTCTTAAAAAATGATTTTTTTATAATCATTTATTAAATAATGGAAGTTCCTATTAAAAAACCTCGTGGAAGACCTCGTAAAACCCCTATTGAAGTTCCTATGGAAATTCCCATCAAAAAACCTCGTGGAAGACCTCGTAAAATTCCTATTGAAATTCCAGATGAAATTAAGAAACCATTAAAAATTCCTAATGATAATGTTGATAAAAAAATCAAGAAACCATTAAAAATTGATAAAGAAATTCCTAATGATAATGTTGATAAAAAAATCAAGAAACCATTAATAATTGAGAATATACGAGTGAAGGTTTATGATAAAATTAATGAGATATTGAGAATGGATGAGGGATTGAGATATGTAGGGAAGGATACTTATATAGGTAATATCCAGATTGTTAAACAGATTGGAAGGAAGAGTAAAAATGGATTAATCTTTTTAGGTGTTCTCGATGGATATAAAATTGCTTTGAAGATTTCTTCATTTAATCCAAAGAAGACGAATGAATTAGATACATTAAAAATAGCGACAAGAGCAGTTGTCGAAAATAAAACTGACCATTTCCCTATTATGTATAATTATAAGACATATGAACCGATGAAGGATTATGAAAAGTTTCCAAAGATTTTTCATAAATTCCTTAAAAAAAATTATATCATCTATTTTAATGAACTTGCGGATGGTGATTTGAGTGATTTCTTGAATAAAAATTATGAGAATGATGAATTGGTTATGAATGCTTTAATTCAAATTCTTATGTCATTAATAGATTTTTATAAGATTACTGGTAAATTTCATAATGATTGTCATTCAGGTAATTTCTTATATCATAAAATTCCTCCTACAAAAGATTTTGAATATGAATATGATGGAAAGATTATTAAATTGAAAAATCTTGGATATTTGTTCGTCATTTGGGATTTGGAAAAATCTGCTGAAATTCAAAAACATAAATATCGATATTCAACTGATTTTGAAAAACTTCTTATGGAATTCTCAAATAAAGATGATAAATTTAAAGGTTTTATGGATGTTTCAAAACCTTTTGGAAAAAGAATTAAAATCTTTGTAGAAAAATTAATTCATTCTTTATTAAGAACTAATATAAAATCCTTAAAAGAATTAATATCATTTATATTTAATAAAATAAATGAGTGATTTTTGTGAAGTGGTTAATATAATTCCACAATATTTAGGAACTTGTTGGTTTAATGCTATTCTTATGTCTTGTTTATATAGTCAAGGTGCGTCAAGAGTATTTAGAGAAACTGCTTTAAGAGATGATTGGGAGAATAGTGATGATCCTCTTAAAGTTGCTTTATTTAATATGCTTTCATTCATAAACAGAATTAAACTATTTCCTCTTTTAAGAGAAGAACAAAAGAGATTATATCAAGAATATTTAAATGAGGTTAGACCAGAACATTTAATTTTGAAAATCGCTGAAAGAGATAAAGAAATGAAACAAGAATTTAAAAAATATAGTAAAACTATAATATCATTAGGATATTATTTTGATTATTTGCCAATATTTTTAGAAATGCTTGGAATTTCTTATTTATCAATTTTTAAATACGATGATAAGACTTCTTTTAAAAAAGGAAATGACAATCCAGAAATAATTGTATTAGACAACAAAAAATATTTTCTAATATTCCTTTAAAATATTTAGAAAATTATATTATTTTAACTGGCAGTTTAAAAATAAAAGAAGATTATGAAGAATTAGTATTAAATGGTATAAAATATAAATTAGATAGTATATTATTAGAAGATTATAATGAAGGACATGATATTACAGGAATAACTTGTGAAAATAAAAAATATGTTTATAATGGTTGGGATAAAGGTTATTGTCCTTTAATTCCTTTTGATTGGAGCATAAGTAATGAAACTGAATTTTGTTTAGATACTAAAAGATGTAAATTATTAGATTTAAAAAGTCCTAATTTTGAAACGAAAAATGAAAATTTAAAAAAATATGAAAAAAAATATTGTTTCTCATTTAGTAAAGGCAATAGAATTTTTGTTTATGTTAGAGTTAAATATGATGAAAAACAAATATTAAGAACAAAAATTAAAGGTTTTAAAACAGATGTTAAAAAAATTAAAGATGAAATCAAAGAAGATGAAAAAGATATTAAATCAAATGTATCGATTAAATCAATACCTTCTATATATCAAATAAATAATTGTTATATAAAATATATATCTAATTATTTTGTTTATGAAGAAAATCCATATAATATACTAAAAGAATTATCTAAAAAAACATTATTAGATATATATAATAATATATATAAATATAATAAAGATACGGTAATATTTATAGAAGGTTTTGATGAAAAAAAATTAATAGAATTGCTTTTGCTCGCTATTAAATCAAGTGATTATGATATTTTTACATATGATTTTATAAGTAAATTAAATGATGGAAGTATAAATGAATTATATGAAAAGACTAATGATTTTGATATTTGTAATAGAAATTTAAAATTTAAATCACGATATTTAAAACCATTACCAAGACCTAAAAATGAATTATAAAGAATATGATATAGAAGATTTAAGAAAAATCATATAAACCTTTTAAATAAAATCATAAATAAGATTGATTATGGGAAAGACATTAGTTTTATATGTATTTCACGAGATTAATAATAGAGTTCATTCGTTTTTTAGAAATTGTATTTTTAAAGATGATGATGTTGATTTTATCGTAATTGCGAATGGATATAATGAGAATTTGGATTTACCTCCTTTCGTGAAAGTCGTCAGGAGGGAGAATAAGGGATATGATTTTGGTGGTTGGAGTGAAGCATTATTAAGAGATGGATTATATAAAAATTATGATTATTTCATTTTTGTCAATTCATCTGTTATTGGGCCTTTTCTCCCCTCTTATTATAAAGATAAATGGACTTCTATCTTCATTAATGGACTTAAAGAAGAT